ATGAAGGGTATGGATAAAGAAAAACTTCAGGCAATGTACTCTAAAGTCAAAGAAGACGAAGAGGAAGTTGACGAGTCCTTAACAAAGGCAGAAATCGCTCGAAACATCGTTGAACTTATGAAAAAGAAAGACGATGAAGATGTTAAGAAAGTTATGTCTGAAATGGATTCAGATGAAGACGAAGTCGAAGACGAAGATGACGAGGAAGAAAAGGTAGATGAAGAAACATCTGCTGAACTCGAATCTGAGTTGGTTGAGATGGAAATAGATGACGACCTATCAGCTATCTCTGAAGCATTAGACTTATCAGAAGAAAATACTGAAAAGGCTAAAACAATCTTCAAAGCTGCAGTGTCTTCTAAAGTCTCTGAAATCAAGACAGAACTTGAAGAACAGTATAACGAACAATTAAAAACCTCGACAGAAGAAGTCAAGTCAGACCTCGCAGAAGCGGTGGACAAGTACATGACTTATTGTGCAGAAGAGTGGACGAAAGAAAACGAACTTGCAATCGAAAGAGGTTTGAGATCAGAAATGACCGAAAACTTTATCGAAGGTCTTAAAACATTATTCGTAGAACATTACGTTGATGTACCTGAAGACAAGTATGACGTTATTGATGAACTCGCAAATCGTCTCGACGAGATGGAAGCAAAACTTGACGGTGAAGTATCCAAGAATATGGAAATCACTGAAGAGTTGGATTCACTCAAGAGAAGTAACGTGATTAGAGAAGCCTGCAAAGACTTAACTGAATCACAAACAGAGAAAATGGTTTCATTATCAAACGGAGTAGACTTTACTGACGTTGAAGATTTCCAAGAGAAAGTTTCAGAGTTAAAAGAAGCATACTTCCCAGTTGAAGGTGAAACAATTGCTGAGGAAACAGTAGTTGAGGAAGGAACAGGTGAATTATCAGAAGATAAAGAACCAGTTCTAGACCCACAAATTGCTAGATATTCCGACGCTTTATCAAAACTAAAACCATTAGGTTAATTTAAAGGGGAAACTTAAATGTTTTTATCAGAAAACTTACAAGAAAAGTGGCAACCGATTCTAGAACACTCCGATTTACCTAAAATCGAAGATAACTACAAGCGTGCTGTTACTGCAGTTATTCTTGAAAACCAAGAGAAAGCTCTGAACGAAGACAGACAAACTCTTGAAGAAGCTGCACCTTTAAACTCTACTGGTAGTGCTATTTCTAACTGGGATCCTATTTTGATCTCATTAGTAAGACGTGCTATGCCAAATCTCGTTGCTTACGACATTTGTGGTGTTCAACCAATGACAGGCCCAACAGGTCTTATCTTTGCTATGAAAGCAAGATATAACGACTATGAGTCAAGCTCAGACAGACTTGCTCAATCTGAAGCATTAGGTATTAACGAACCTAGATCAGGTTACACTGCTCAAGGTGCTCAAAATACTGCTGATGTAGATTCAGACCCTAACGGCGACCCATTCAACAATGCATACGACACTGACACAGTCGGTGGTATGTCAACTGCGAATGCTGAAGCTTTAGGTGATGGTTCAACTTCAGGTTACGAACAGTTTGCTGAAATGTCTTTCACAATTGAAAAGGCAACTGTCACTGCAAAAAGTAGAGCTTTAAAAGCAGAGTACACACTCGAACTTGCACAAGACTTAAAAGCAATCCACGGTCTTGATGCAGAATCAGAACTTGCAAACATTCTTTCATCAGAAATCCTTGCAGAAATCAACAGAGAAGTTGTTAGAGAAGTAAACCTTCAGGCAAAAACAGGTGCATCAGCAACTGCAGTGCCAGGTACTTTCAACTTAGACGTTGATGCAAACGGTAGATGGAGTGTTGAGAAGTTTAAAGGATTATTATTCCAAATCGAAAGAGAATCAAACTTCATCGCTAAAGACACAAGAAGAGGTAAAGGTAACTTTATCCTTTGTTCTTCAGACGTAGCGTCTGCTCTTTCAATGGCTGGTGTATTAGATTACGCACCTGCATTATCAACTAACTTAAACGTTGATGACACTGGTAACACATTCGCTGGTGTTCTTAACGGAAGAGTTAAAGTATACATTGACCCATATGCTGGTTCAGATTACTTAACAGTTGGTTACAGAGGGTCTAACCCTTATGATGCTGGTCTATTCTACTGCCCATACGTTCCATTACAAATGGTTCGTGCCGTTGGTGAGAATACTTTCCAACCAAAAATTGGATTCAAGACAAGATACGGTATGGTATCTAACCCATTCGTAGGTTCAACACCTTCAAATGGTCTTGCATCAAATGGTTCAAACTTCTACTACAGAAAAATGGCTGTAAGCAATATTCTGTAAAAAGTTTTTAGGAACTTTAAAAAGGGTCTCTTTGAGACCCTTTTTTTTACCCTAAATAAATGAGTGTCGAGAGTCTATATCTTTTAGGAGACGAATGTGACTGAGATGCAAGGGAGGGCTGGTCGACCAGCCACTCTCGTCTAACTAATTAACCTAAATAGTATTATGGCAAATAAAGAAACACATCCACATTTGTTTGTAGAATCTCAAACCCCTCAAAGTGAACAAAAGAATAAGGGTTGGTACTGGTGTGCTTTCAATAGAAAGTATTACAGATGGGATAATCTACCAAAAGGTAACTAATGACAGAGATTAATAAATCGATTCTTAATAAGAATAATTTCAGACTACTTATAGATAAAGTTCCCACTGTGGAATACTATGTACAGTCTTGTAATATCCCAGGCATGTCGTTTACCGAAACAACATCTGCAACTGGTATCGGTTTAGATGCATTCTTTCCAGGCGATAAAGTGTCATTTGAGACACTTGATATATCCTTTATTGTCGATGAAGACTTAGAAAACTTCAAAGAGATATATGATTGGATGGATGCAATCGTTCCTGTATCAGACCCAGCTGCATACGAAGCATATGTAGGTTCAGTCAAAACAGGTTCAGGTACATACAGTGCAGTTGACAATGACCTTAATCAATACTCAGATGTTACACTAGTATTGAACACTAACAAAAACATTCCTAATAGATTTCTAAGATTCCACGATGCATTTCCAATCTCTCTAAGTGGTATTGAATTACAATCAGGTGCAGAGGCAGAACCAGTAACATGTAATGTCTCATTTAGATTTACGTATTACGAAGTAAAAACCACCTCGTAAAATCCCCATAAATATGGTATAATAGTAGAAAATACTACTATTGGATTTTTATATTATGACATTAGATGAACTGAAGAAACAATGGAAAGAGGATTGTGAGATTGATGATATCGAACTCGACAATGCATCTCTAGAAGTTCCAAAACTCCACGCTAAATATTCTGAATTACTAACAGATAGTATCGTTGCACTCAAGGGTACTCAGTTAGAATATAAGTTATTATTGAAAGATAAGTGGATGTGGTTTAACGGTAAGATGGATGAAGACCGTATAAACGAGCTAGGTTGGTCTCATGACCCATTTGATGGTCTTAAGATAATGAAGAATGATATTAATATCTTCATGGATGCAGATGAAGATGTCATGAGAATCCGAACTAAAATAGACTATCTCCAAGAGAAGATTGATTTCGTAAAACGATGTATGGAAAACATAACTTGGAGACACCAAACAATTAAGAACACAATTGAATGGCGTAAATTTATGAGTGGAATGTAATGTTACTTAATAATTATAATTGTTATCACTCTGAGTTTTTTACATCTGCTGAAGTTGCAGAGATACATCAGATGGCTGAAAGAATACCTTTAGATGAAGGTCGGATAGGAAACAATCAATCAACTGACCCTGATGGAACAGATGAACTCTATAATGTGAATAATGAAATCAGACAGTCAGAGGTCAAATGGTTTGATGAAAAGAATCCTATGGCAGAACACATTGTCGAAAAGATTCATGATGGTGTGGGTGCAATGGCAAGACACTGTCAATGGGAATGGGAATACACACATCTAGAACCTCTTCAATACACAATCTATAAACATCAACCTGATAAACCGACAGGAGATTTTTACACATGGCATACAGACTCAGGGCCTGATGCATATGATATCGGTGAAATGAGAAAACTTAGTTTCACTGTTCAACTATCACATCCTGATGAGTATGAGGGTGGTCACTTTGAATGGTTAGAACCTAACGGTGTATTTGACAATCTCAGGTCAGTTGATAAGACAATCAATATCGATGATATTAAAAGAAGGGCTCCGTTCTCTGCTAAGGAGAAGGGGTCATTAATAGTATTCCCTTCATTCGTGCATCATCAAGTAACACCTGTTACACGTGGTACACGAATCTCACTAGTAGGATGGTTAGTCGGTAAACCATATCTGTAATGGAAAGAGTCACAGTTAAAAAGGTAGATGAAGTCTTCATGCAAGTCAATTGTGATGATGGTCTCGCAAGAGACTTATACGATTTCTTTTCTTTTACTGTACCAAATGCAAAGTTCATGCCGTCCTATAAGAATAGATTTTGGGATGGTAAGGTAAGACTCTTTTCTCTTAAAACAAAAAAGATTTATATCGGTTTACTTCCATATGTTGATGAGTTCTGTAGAGAACGTGGATATGATTTTGGTGGTATCGAAAATGTCATAGGAGAAAAGAACCAAGAAAAACTGGGAGTGCAGACAACACCATGGTTAGAAGATATAGGTCTACCTTTTGAACCTAGAGACTATCAGGTAGAAGCATTTAATACTGCGATTCAATATGGTCGACAGTTACTTCTCTCACCTACTGCAAGTGGTAAATCTCTTATCATTTATTTACTTACAAGATATTACGATAAGAAGACAGTCATCATTGTTCCTACAACCTCTTTGGTTGAACAAATGACAAAAGATTTTGAAGATTATGGATACAAAGAAAGAATCTGTAAAATCTATAGTGGTCAAGAAGTGTTCGATGCACCTATCACTATAACTACATGGCAAAGTTTTGCAAAGGCACCTAAGGAAGTTTTACAATCATTTGATATGGTTGTAGGTGATGAAGCACATTTATTTAAAGCACAAACACTAAAAGGTATCTTAGAGAAGATGAAAGATACTGCAATTCGTATTGGTACAACTGGTACACTGGATGGTAGTGAAGTTCATCGTCTACAATTAGAAGGTTTGTTCGGCCCAGTCAAAAAAGTAATATCGTCATACCAACTCATGGAAGAAGGTACGATTGCAAATATTAATATAGATTGTGTCATACTTCGTCATACTAAACAACCAAAGATGAAGTATCAAGAAGAAATGGATTATCTTGTAAGTCATCAAGGCCGTAATCAGTTCATAACTAATCTTGTTGCAAGTCTAAAGGGTAACACTCTAGTGTTATTCCAGTACGTTGAAAAACACGGTGAAGTATTGTACAAGATGTTAGATGGTAGAGTCGAAGATTTGCATTACGTGTTTGGTGGAACAGACACGGAAGACAGGGAGAATGTGAGAGAAGTAGTTGAACAGTCTAATAACAGTGTGATACTTGCATCGTATGGAACATTCTCAACAGGGGTAAATATAAAACGTATAGATAACATTGTATTTGCAAGTCCATCTAAATCACGAATACGTAATCTACAATCGATTGGTAGGGGTCTTCGTAAGGCAGAAGGTAAGAATAGTATGAGACTATTTGACATATCCGATGACTTACAGAACGAAAATTATACTTTGAATCACTTGAAAGAACGCATAAATATTTACAATGAGGAACAATTCCCATACGAAATCAAGGAATTCAATTTAACAGATGGCAACCCCTAAGGATTTAAACTTGTTACCTACACAATACGAAGTAATTAAACTTGATACAGGTCAAGAGATTATGGGTATGACTCGTAAAGTAGGTTCAGTAACAGAGATTACTTTACCTATGCACTGTCATCTTTCTATGACAAGGAGAGGAAGAACACTTGCGACTTTCTATCCTTATTCACCTTTGACATCTGATACAGTCATCAAGATTCCTGAAGATATGATTCTACATAGAAACTCATTGAATCGACAGATTGTACCTCTCTATGACAACGCATCGTCTAAATGGTTAACTATGATTGAAGGTGGTAACATACCTCTAGATAATGCATTACCTATGGGTGATGAAGTTGATGCTAGAAATGCAATGGATGATATTGTCAAACGAATCACAGAACTACATGATGAACATCGTGAGTTAGAAATGATGGAAGCCTATTCAGAAGAGATTGATGATTTAGAAGGTGGTTCGTATGAAGACTTCTTTTCTGCAATCACACCTAAAGACAAAAAGAAAATTCACTAATGGAGATATTTTTACTTGCGTGTTTAATGTTGACACCAATCGTATTAGGAGCATATACATTTTATGTTTCCTATCTTGTTACTGACAGTAACGCTTAGAACTTTGAGTTTTATAAATATCCACGTGTATAACGTGCCGTTATAACACATTATCACTGAGGAAAATATTGTAATGACCGAATTGGTTAAAAAATTATGGAAAGAAAGCGAGCTTGAAAATGCTAATATCTCTGACTTCCTTGAACTTATGGTTCTCGTTTGGGTATTCGTAGTGTCAGTTATCGCAATCGCTCCAATTGTTTAAGTAGGAGAACATCATGACAAAACAAATTTTTGCACTAGTTGTAACTCTCGGTTTCGTTTCCAATGCATTTGCTGATGATTGGAGAATGAGAAAGTATGACCTAGATGGGGATGGATATGTTGTCGCAGATGAACTAAAAGATTGTGGTTGTATTGTAAGACCAGGCCTTTTTGCAGCTGCAGATAAAAACTCTGATGGTAAACTATCTAAGAAAGAACTTAGAAAGTCATCTGAGTATATGATTAGACGTAGATGTCCAAAGTCATAATACCGTCTCAACCAGAGCTACTACTGAATAAGTGTAGAGACGCTACACCTGAAGAGGTAAAGGAGTGGGAACACACAGACTTCTTTCGAAGTGGTCGGTTTGACCCACTCGTTTACTTCGTAGTAATACCTACACTTATTCAACTATCTATGTTTGGATTTATGTTGGGAATATTTTGGTTACTAACGCCACACTACGCAGGATAATCTCTTATTAGAGCTATTCCCTGTGGGACATAATTATTATATCATGGATTTCTGAAAGCACAAGGGTGTTTTTAAACTTTTTTTTATAAATATGAGTATGGATGAACTCAAGGAAATCAAAGAAAGATTAGAGAAACTTGAAAAAGATTCTCATCCACCTATCGGATTATGTGAATTCGATGGTTTCAGAGAGTTAATCATACGATTAGAGAGGATAGAAAATGCCTTATTCAAAGGAAGTTCTGAAAAGATTTGAGGAAGTAACTAATAATCCACAACAGTTTTCGGTAGGAAGATTCGACCCTAACGAACCTAACGTTGCAACTGGTATGGCAGGCGCACCAGCGTGTGGTGATGTCATGCGATTACAACTCAAACTAGACCTAGACGACAGAATAGAAGATGTTAAGTTCAAGACATACGGCTGTGGTAGCGCAATAGCATCTTCATCTATGTTTGTAGAAATGTTAAAAGGTAAGACAATTGAAGAGGCAAAGTTAGTCAAAGATAAAGATATTGCAGAAGCACTTGACCTTCCACCTATTAAAATACACTGTAGTGTCCTCGCAGAAGAAAGTATCAGGATGGCGATAGAAGATTGGGAGAAGAAATCTGCACACCGTAAACACAATCAACAATGATAGAGTTGACCAATGAGGCCATTCAGAGAATCCTCGCTCTTCAGGAATTACAAAAGTTTAACCATATACGAGTGGGTGTTACTGGTGGGGGTTGTGCTGGTTTCGAGTATGTTTTTGATGGCGCTATGTCTCCTAATCCACACGATTCTATAATAGATTATGGAAAATTCTCTATACTAATCGACCAAGATAGTGTACCATATATACAAGGTATGACATTGGATTATCAACATGAAGGATTAAATTCCTTTT